CGGTGATGCTGCACCATCCCAATCATAGTAGATATAATAGCCAGACAGTGAGTTATAATTATTGACAGACGTTCCTTTTGTTTTCTGGATTTGACACGTTAGCGTATAAGGGCCACCTGTCAAGTTCCCATTACCATCACGAGCAAACTGAATAGCAGTATAGTACGGCTTCAACTGATATATTTCAGCGTCAACACCATTTCCACCAGCCTTTACCGCACATACGGAGAAAGTAGCGTAACGAGTTCCATAGGTAGCATGAACGGCCTTGAAAGTAAGCTCCGTTATCTCAGCCGGTGTAGTATTTGCACTGATTATAACAACAGGATTAAATTTATCATCAAGATTTACAGAAAATCCAGATGGAACAGTACCATCTACGGTAACAGTACAATCATTAAGCACAGCTGTTGTGCCATAATACGCATTAAGACCGAAAGTAAACTGTTTCTGCGCTTCTACAGCACCAGACTGATTGACGGGAATAGCCGCCATTTCGTTGTCGAGGTCAAGAATGAACGCATTATCGCCTTTATCTCCTTTTTGCCCATCTGCCACAATGGAAACGGTCTCACGATCGATGAGACCAGTAACATTGACATCATCAAGATTAGTATTGGTAATTGTTCCTGATGTATTCGTGCAAATGATAAATTGAACCTTGGAATATGTAGCAACAACAATAGAAGCCAAAAATGACTTATAAGTACGATATTTGTAATATGTTGTTTGCCATGCGTTAGACGAACGCGAAAAGCGACGGAAATATATTTCATATCCGTCAAAAGAAGAGGTGCAATCTGCCACAGACGTAGTATTAGGTCCGTCTGTCTTAGTATATCCGCATGTCAGAGCCACATTAGCGGGATTATAAGCACCATTATCTGTACGTCCCACAGCAATCTGCGAAAGAGAGGGCAGCAACTCATAGAGAATAGCATTCAAACCTTGACCACCCGCTTTCACGAAAGCAATAGAGAAAATAGCATCACGCGAGCCATAGTTGGCATGTGTAACGCGGAAGCACAATTCAATCATCGTCGGAGGAGTAAAACCTTGCGCGATGACGATCTTAGGTTTTGCCTTATTTGTTGTCACGTCCACTGTAACCTGTTGATCAGATCCAGAAACACATGCAACCGTACAATCATTGATGACATTAGTTTGACCATAATATGCAGCAAGATTAAACTCCAAAGTAGTTGCTGCAATTACCGCGCCCTCCTGAGAGACAGGCACAGAGGTCATTTCATTATCGATGTCGATAATAAACGGTGTTATACCATCATCGCCTGGATCACCTGAATCACCCTTCTGGCCTTCTTTATTGATTGGGATAGTCTCGCGGTCAAGTCGTTTCTGCTTCGTCGTGCCATTCATCTTCCAGAGTTCCAACACCAATGAAGCATAAGAAGCCGCATTGGATGCAGAAACGGTAATCGTGCCACCAACACTGATATAATTGGAAGGTGTTGTAGGATTACCATAGCCGTAATAAATGCGATAACCAGAGAGAGAGGATAGAATCGTTGTATCTTCATCCTCTATCTTTTTGACATAACCAGTTATCACATTATTAGCCATGTTCAGCGTACCATCAGAATTTCGAGCGAACGAGAGTTGGGACGGAGACGGCATCAGTTGATAGATGATTGGAGTCTTACCATCACTACCGGCTGCTTGTGGTTGTATAGTGAACCGAGCCGTCTTAGGCTTATCCGTGTAACCGCTTGCGGTTCCTGTTATATCGATGAAGATGGTCTTGTTATAGACGAAGTTGGTGTTATTCATCGTCACGGTAACGAGACCCGTTTCAGAATCTATCACCACATCTACCTCGTTTCCACAATTCGTGCCATCCTCATAGGTTTTCGTGGATTGGTATGTTGCCGTCAATGGCGTAATGCCATAGAACATCGAGGCTCTTGTTTCACGAGACACAGACGCGGTAATTTTTCCGTCAGCCTTCGTACCGAAAGCATCGCTCTCATTGGTTAGGTCGATAATCAGAGCAGACTCTCCAGGGGCACCATTGAGGCCATCCTTGTTGATAGGTAGTGTCTCGCGGTCAAAGATGTTTGATTCTGCGATTGATGCAGTGCCAGAAGCCGTACTCAAGACAAACTCATAGGCGATATTGGTAGTTGAGTTTGGGATGACCAAATAAAAGTTTGCTGAAGATAAATCTTTCATCCATGCCCATGAGCCAGGATTTCCATTAGAAGCGATAGGACGGTAGAAGATGTTATACTTCGAGTCAATGTTTTGGAGATCTGAAGCCTGACTTCCTACATGCTTATCGATGGTGCCATTGTAGTTTTTGGTATAACCACAACGGATAGAGATAGAGGCGGGCGTAAGTTGATTGCTGCTGTTACGGGCAAAAGAAGCCTCGTTTTGAGAGAGCAAGAGTTGGTAGATAGCAGGAGAAACGCCAGGAGAACCAGACTTCACGACATTGGCCGTGAAGAGTTCTGCATAAGATTTTCCTCCATAACCAATAGCGACATTGGCCGTGAGACGGTCAACACTTAACTGTGTATTTACAGCAAAGACCCATTCCAATTTGTAGGAGCCATCAGTCTGAGGAGTAACCGTTGGCGTTACAGATCCGAGTTTACAATTAGCTGCGACGGGAGCCGTAAGGTCGGTGTTAATGATAGCAGAGCCTCGATATAAACGGGCATAAGAAGTGAGCACCATTCTCGATGTAACCTTACCCGTGCTGTCACATGGTATGGCATCCATTTCATTGTCGAGATCGATAAATATAGCATCAGCACCATTCTGTCCCCATACAGTAGGGCCTTCCACGAGGTATTCTGTATCAGTTGTGCCATTACCATTGCGGTACACCGTTCTGATGCACTTCCAGAGATAAGGTGTGTCCTGAGAGTAGCCGGCAGAAGAAAGAGCAGACCATGTGTTCCACGTCGTATCATTGGTGGGTGTTGCTGGCTGCGAATTGGTTGCCGTCGCCTTGAATCTTGTATCTTGCGACTGAATGCCACGACCAGTAAGACCTTCTGCACCTTCTGCGATGACACGAATATCGTGGCGTTCTACCTCGATAGAACCATACTTCAGCACAAAAGTGATAACCGAAGTAATACCCGACGTTGAGACGTTGGCACCAAGCGTATAGGGAGAAGGGGTATTGTCGCGATAGACCACCACCGAGTAGCCAGAAGGTACGGTGGATTGTGTCTCAGCAGAACCATCGGCATTGCGCTTGATGAGTGAGCATGTTACGTTTGCAGGAGTGAGGTTATCGGATGTATCTTTGATGATGGCCGAATTAGACGGCACGAGGTCATAGTCAAAACCATTTTGTCCGAGAGACCCCGCAAACTCCACGATAGGATCCAGTGCGGTGCCATCCGTAAGGAATGTGATATATTTATGCCACAGATATGGAGCCGATGCTGTAGGTACAGGCACTTGCTGACCATCAGGCACCAACGTCCATCGTGAGTCATTGACCGACGGCATGATGCCAGAAGCCTCGGTGATGTAGTAATTATCAATGTGATCCACCGATACAGTAGGCTTCTGAGCTGTTACTGCGAAAGTCTGTGATATAAGATTCTGCATGTGAACACGTTATTTTTATAGGGCAAAGATAGTAATAGTGGAGTATGGGAGCGGAACAAAAAGATACAGCGCGGATGAGCCGCGCTGCATAAGAGAGAAGGATGGCACCGACGCTTACACATCGAGCACCGTGGCTTAGACGGAACAGACTAAGACGCTGTGACGATACCGTTGACCTTGTAGCCATTCTGCGCCACGAAGTCATAAGGTATGGTCATTGTGCCACGATTGTTCGATGTGGTCATTGTCGGACCACTGGAGATTTCGTTTTGCTGACCGTCATACAATCTGCACGAGAAATTGGTATATCCCGTATTGATGTCGGTAGAATCCTCCATAGCGGCCACCCACGCTGTAACGGTGCAAGACTCACCAGGCGACAGTTGACCACTGAAATCGCTGTTAGAACCATTGAGCGATATATACAGAAATTCTGGATCCTGAGTATCATCAATGGAAGCGAAGGCCGTTGTCACGCGGTTCGCATAGTTGCTGTCCGTGAAGAAGTCACAACGGATAATCAGGTTATCCGTCACATCAGCCTCATTGACAGTGAACGAACGAGCATTGCGAGCTGCAACATATTCATCACCCGTACCAGCGTTGTACCATTTTGTGTACCAACTTGCGGGCGACTGGCCATCCTCCGCATAGAGAGAGGCCGCGATGCTCACGGACTGATTTTTCTCCGTGATAATGGCAGATTCAGGAGAGAGCAGACCGAGGTAGCCCTGTGCGCTCATCTGTGAGATTTTGACATCTACAGCACACTGGAACGGCTGCTGCTTACCCAACAGTTCAATGCTACCCTCATAACCGATGGTGTCGAGGTCGATATTCGTCGCCGTTGCGAGGTTGGCGATGACCGTGAGACATGGCACAAGATAGCTGGAGCCACCGAGCGATACCGTGGTTGTACCGACATGGAACAACGGATCATTGTTTGCATCCACACAGTTGGTAGAATCACCATTATTATCAAAAGTGATAACCACATCATTGTAGAGCCAATGCGTATTGACCAACTGAGCGTTGTTCATGTACTGCACACCTTTACGGACAACAGGATATACACGCGGCTGGCTTGGGTTCGGGTCGGCTTGTGTCGCCTTCCAGTTCGGAATAGCCTTCTGCGTGTTGTTGTTCCAAGCCTGTGAGAGCGTGCCGTCGATTCGCAACGATCCTTGCACCGTCACGCCCTCTTGAAGGGCTGTGATGGCAAAATGATTACTTATAGTATTTGGCATAGGACAGAAGTTATTAACGTGATATAACAGAACAATTCGAGGACAAAGATGCCCTTACCCTCAAAACAGCGCATGGGGATCAGCAGAATCGGCAGGAAAAGCAGCCATAGCAGCAGCCACCACGGACTGATTATCAGCACACAAAATTGAGAACCTATGCCAGCAGCAATCGCAAGGATGTTGTGTGCTGTGTTCGGGTCGTGTTTAATCAGCGGCATGGCTCCTACAAAAGCGAGGGATGCTATTGTCAGGAAACCGAGGAACTGGAATGGTGAACCATCCATCACCTCAAGCAACGAAGGGCAAATACCGAAAGCCATCGACCAGATGAACAGCGTCCACACAAACTGATAGGGTCTCTTGAGCGAGAACACCATGTGCGATATAGAGTTTGGCAGTTTACGGTTCAAGCAGATGGTCACTCCTGTATAGAGGAGAGCCAGGGCAATAGAGATAAGGAGTAATACAGTCATTTTTGATACGTTATTACGGGTTTAGAACTCCTCAGCGTGCAACCACCGAGCACCAGTGGTGAACCCGCTGGAAGAACCAGCGGGCGCACTACTTAAAATGCGAGTTGATTGGGATAACCGGCGGTGAAGTCGTAGGTGACGATAGTCTCTACGTCATTCATTGCAACGACAGCAGCCTTATGTTCGGCAGTCTTATCGTAGCACTCAGACGCATACACTTCGAGCGCGGACAACATCTGAAGGCCGGCATCGGGAGTTATAGTGAATGACTGTGTACCGAGCCAAAGCGTAGATGTCTCTTTACCAACGGCCTTCTCAGCATTCAGACGAGCGATGAGACCATTGCGTGTGTCTTTGTCAAGCCACATGGGGACATCGTTGTAGGAGAACTGATTGATATTTTCAGAAGCATCGTAGGCATTGATGCGTGCGATGACCATCTGACGAGCCAGTTCCAGCGCATTACCAGAGACGATACCCTGCTGTGTAGCCAAAAGCAGAGCTTCGGCGGCCACGGCCACGGCTTTGAACTCATCGAATCCCTCCTTCAGTACAGCCTGAGCCACATTGTCGAGGGTGAAAGGTTCGCTAACACGGACCACAAACGCCTTATAGACCTTGCGCGTCTCAGGCTCTTGTCCTTCCACTTCGTTGTTGATCACTTCATCTGCTTCTTCTTTCTCGAAGCAGATACGCAGCACGTTACCTTCGAGAGTAACAGCAGCGGGATTCTCGTAAAATTCAGATTTCTTCATTTTTACTGATATTTTAGGGTTTATATTTAGTCCTTTCTTTCCAAACGGGAGAACCGTTTGGCACAGAGATTATGTAATCTCGTAGTCAGGCAATCCCGCGTTGTTGGCACGAACGATGGTGCCCCTGAACGGGAAGCCGTCATGGGTGTTGATATATTCGAGCGTCTGAATGAGTTTCTGGTTACATGTGAAGAACTTGAACTTTTGTCCGTTATCCTCCACCTGTACGATGGCCGCGTTCTTCTTATACTTAGACTTCACGCCCAACTCCACATCCGTAAAGACAACTTCACGTCCGCAGAGCATAGAGGCGGAAACCTTCGTACCTTCAAGCATACGCTTACCATCGGCATCCTTCTTCTCAAACTTCGGAACTTGGAGATCCTTAAACGATTTCATGTGCATCACCTTACACCAGAGATTGAATCCGTTGCAGTGCATAAGCCATCCCTTATATGAAGTAGCAGCCTGATAGCGACGCATAGGGTCTTTCAAGCGGTGCATCTTCTGTTTGAACTTGGCTTTCATACGTTTTCTGAGCAACGTATGATTAAAGAAGAACTGATACCCGACAAAATCGAGTCCGTGATGTTCGTCGATAATCTGCACACCGATATTGTCATGCAACGGCTGTTCCATCACCTCTTCAGCATACTTCCTGACGAAATTCACTGCACGCCATACTTCTTTCTTATCAAGACCCATGATGACCATATCATCACAATAAATCTCCACCCATACATCGAAGAGAGCCATCAGCAGACGGCACAGCGCACAAGTGTAGAAATTCGCCATCGGTTGAATCGGGAACAATCCTATGCCTAATCCCTCCTCACAGGCTGAAACAATCTCCCAAATCAGATAACGTATGCCTTTATCGCCGAACTTTCGACTCAGGACATGGTTAATCTTCTTCTGATTGATGTTGTGATAGAACTTCACGAAGTCCAGTTTGGCATAATAGATACGACCGGCATACTTATGTGCATCGATATAACGCTCCGTGCGCTGTGCCGCGAAGTGCATACCTTTACCTTTTATAGATGCCGACGAGTCATAGTAATATGCCCGCATCATTATCGGCATGATGATCTGCATGAGCGCATGGTTCTCTATGTGGTCTGGATAGTACGGCAGCTTATGCAGCAGTCTGTCTTTTCCACAGGGACAATGGCGTACACATTCATGTCCTGGCGAAGTATGGTATGTGGCTGTGCGAAGTTGGTCCTGCAAGGTCTGAAGGTTCTTTTCCGAATTACGGTCAAAGATGCGAACACCCTTATGTGCATCCTTACCTTTTCGTGCCTCACGGTCTGCCATACGTAGGTTGCCCATGTCATAGACTTGGGCGATGCGCACCTTGCGGTTCTTACCGCGACGGCTTGCCTTTCTTTTGTATGCCAACTCTTCAGCCATTGTTCTTCTTTTACGAGACAAATTGATTACGGAAACGGTTATGCCTTCTACACTTCTCGGCTCACGGGCTTTCGGTATAGGCGTACAACTGCCTTGCTTACTTGCGCGAGGGGACTCATAACACCCTACGCCTTTATGTGTTCGCTCTGTCAGGATAGGAGGTCAAAGCGGGAAAACCGCTTTGCATACCCTATATCCTTCCATCGAGTCAGGCTCAATCGTGTGCTCATCCCCGTTGACCTACACGAGGCCGGTAGAGATAAACAGTGGATAATTAGTGTAAAATTTCAGACGAGCACCGATGTTCGTGTTCGAGTTCGAGAAAGCGTTATTCGAGTTCGCATACGAAAGACCGCATTGCGCACCGTTATTCGCGTTACCCCCGACGTTCAGCAGCTCCACGATTTATTGCCTTTTCGGGATGAAATTCTCGGTGGAGAACCACCAATCACTCCGTCCCTACACCTTTGTTCTCCAAGAAAGCTGTAGAAGAATCTCGAACTATTCAACTCTTCCTCGGCAAAGATGCTTATTGGTTTATGTGTGTTCAGGAAGTACAACCTGTTCCACATCGTTGTCTCAATATGTCAAATTGTTTTAGGATGGTCGCCGCTTGCGGCCTGTCCTCTGATGATTTTGTTAAATGGTTATTACTACTTATTATTAGTGGTTGCTAAATACGCGACAGAGGCGGTCATGGCCAGCAGGAGCGGTCACGCAAGCCGGCTGGCCAATGACCCGCCTTATCAGGCGGTCATGGCCACCAGCTGCGCACCGCTAACGATTTCCGGCTCACCGTAGAAGGCCAGACGAGCACCGAGGCTCGCGCGCGAGTTCGAGAAAGCGTAAGCCGAGCTCGCATACGAAAGACCGCATAGCGCACCGCTAGCCGCGTAACCCCCGACGAACAGCAGCTCTCCAGTCGTAGCGTACCAGAAGCCATCGCAATAGTACGTAGAGTCAGAGCCATTGACGGACTGAGCGATCATGTCCCACCACTCACCAAGTTCCATTGACTTGGCATAAGTGCCGCTACCGCTCTGAGTAGTAAGGCTGCACACAAACTCACGACCCGTAGCCGTGTTGCTGACTTTGTTGCCTGAATAGACAACAGCCTTACGCACGGTGTCATCCATGTAGAAACGGATGCCAGGACGGAACTCCCAGAGTTTGCCCCAAAGATCCTCGAAGCCGAAGAGTTTAACGGGGTACTGGTCGCCGATAGTACCATCTGTGTAGAACACTCTACCTGATCCATCACCAAGAGCCTTTGTAAGACCCATTGGCACATCACGAGCAGCCTCCCACGAAGAAGTCTGGAAGCCAGCACCGATGACGCTCTGAGAATTGAGATTGCCATAGCGTGCCTGGAAGAGCGCATTGATAAGACAATGGAACTGGTAGTTAGCCAGACCAAACTCAGTACCGAGGTTCTGTGCATAAGTCCAGAAGTTGCTCATCGTCTTAGAGTGAGCAGGAGTCTTGTCGGGGCGCGAATGTGCCTTGTTGTTGGTATCAAGCCAGATCTTGTATGCACCTACCCAATGAGGAGACTCAAACACATGGCCTCCATCGATAGGCACGAGACCGCCGAAGTGGAGAGTCTTACCTTCGCCTTTGAAATGGCAGTCAGGCACATGTACCATTGTTTCACACATTTGCTCCAGAGCAGATGTGAAAGGAGTGCCATCGGCAAACTTCGTCCAATCACCTCCATTCAGTTTTGCCGCATAGACTTTGCCATCCTTGATGAAGAAGGCATATCCGCCCATTTGACCCTGATAGAGTTCAGCCGCTCCACGGTTTTTGACCGTGATGGCAGGATTAGAGTTCTGTTCCAGCGTGAGACTGGAAGTGAGCGCACCTACAACAGTGGATGGAATCGCGCTGTTGTTCACCTCTTCCGGCGTAGCCTCATAGAGGTTGTCAAGACTGGTCAAGCACAACACTTTGGCTATGCCTTCACCAGATGCAAGAGAAGTTTTCGCTTTTTTCATCTTGTCTTTTTTAAGGGTTATTATTATTTACGAATTAACTACTATGTACGGATAGCAAGCTCATGGCCCGAAGCCGATTGGAACACTTCGCCTGACGGGTCGGCTATGATGTCATATACACCACGGATAGCGCAGCGAGGATCCACGATAAACTTCGCTCCAGACGTGTCATAGATGAAGCGTTGTGGCACCACGACCTCCAATCCGTATGCACTGAGCGCAACAGGCGTGTCGTTGCTACCTTGACGGCGCACAGCCCAATCGCACATCAGCCAATGACGTTGTTGTTCCTCTGTCAAGTCATTATGCTTGGTGACATGCACAATCAGCCCAAAAGTCATAAATGAATTTTCGGCAAATATGCGGTCGCCACCGTATGAGAACACAACAGGAATAATCTTAGGCAAACGCCATGCGATACATGCCGTAGCCTCGTTTGGGAGATCTGGAGCCACCGTAGAAGTACCATTTGCAGTGCCGATACGACAGCGCACCATGATACTCTCGATGAAATCCATGTCAACAGATAATGTGGATGCGTTCTTACCACTAACGTACCATAGGCAATCGTCAGTAATCGTCAGCCAATGCTCTCCTCTGTCAATGGAATAATCCCAGAACCACGCCACCGCATCCGTTTTATCGGCACTACCCTGACGTGCTTCTGCCTCAAAAGAGTAGATGGTCGTTGCAGCATGAAGCGGAAAATGCTTTCGTGTTCGGTCGCACAAGATGTTGATACTCCATTGTTCATCTGCTTGCAGTATTGCCGTCAGCGGCAACGTGTCTGACAATACGAATGGCGTTGATGTACGGGTGTCAGTGAAACGGCACTCACAATAGATATTCGCGCCCAACAAATGCGTGAAGTTCTTACGGACGTAGAGGATATTGCCAACGATGTAGTAGTCCTGCGTAGAATCCGTTGACGTGACTTGTGTACCATCGACATACCAGAAAATTTGCGGCACCAGGTCGTTGGTGTTCAAATTGTTGTCAGGGTCGATGATAGAATACACAGCCCTCAATCGCATAGCTCCATCCGTCTGCGTACCATGCGCATCGATGACAGGAGCGATGGAATGATCTGGCACCCACTCCTGCAACGTCTGACGGTAAAACTGCAACGATGACAAACCACCCATCACCTCAATGTGCATAGAGGTATTAAGTGGTCTGAATGTTGTAGTGACCGCCAGTGGTTGAGAGTTATTGAGTCTTTTCATATTCTAATCTTTATCCTCGTGAGTAAACCACGGGGCACAGTACTTTAATCGTCGTTGTTGTTACGCTCGATGGCCAAAAGGTCGTAAGACAGGAGGTTTTCAAGCACGTAGTTCACCAGAACAGCGGGCGTGATGGAACAAGGCTGTCCGTTCTGATCGATTGCCATGATACGACGTACCACCGCACCAGACTGAGCTTCAGGAGTCTCTTGTGAAGTAGCCGCTTCAATGGCCGCGCCAACGTCAAAGTACTTCGTCCACCATTCCTTGTCAGTCACGGCGTGTCCGAGATTGTTTGGTTTACGAGACTGGTAAATAGCCGTACCAGATTGTACCTGGTCTAACACGTCATAGTTGTAGGTAGCGTCATACTCCCCACGCGAGAAGGGAATAATTCGACCGATAATCTTCTTTGTAGGCATGATTATATACTATTTAGAGATTTACTAACTTTCAAAACAGAGGTGTCCTGTTTCGGTGTCGATAGAAAATGTGCCAGAAGAAACACCTTCCTGTTCGAGATTTCCCGTCTCAGGATTGATAGAAAGCACCAGGGGTTCGTTTCCCTCTTCGAGGTCAACCACTCTCTGCGTCAATTCATTAAATTCTTCATCCGTAGGTACAGCACCAGAGTCAATCGGAGAATGGTTTGCTGTAGCCGGACGAACGGAACAACGAACGCGGAACTGCTGCCCTTCGGCATATCGAGAGAGTGAAAACAAGAGGCTTTCAGAAGCCATCATTGTGCGCATAAACGTCCAAGGCAAATCTTCGTCAAGACGAGTTTCCAGTGTGACGCGAACAGGGTTCGGAGTGTTAAACGTCAGTTGTACGTTCACACCACCTTCAAGTGTTGAAGAATAGAAATTGCTATCTTCAGTGTGGTAATAAAAATCGATGGCTGTCATATCGAAACCATTTTAGGGGAGTTATTTTAATTACGGAAGCAAAGATACATCGTACCAGAAAGGCGGGCGGAACAAATGATTTTTCAATCTCCAAGAGGTAGGCACAGTCCAGACATAGAGTTGAGGAAATGCTTAACTCCAATAAAAAGCGTGTCAAAAGCATCCGTCCCGTCTGTTCGGTATTCAAGACGTACCGCATCGTCAGCATCCTCGGAGAGTTTTTCACCCGCTTTTGATTTGCGGAAACCTTTATAACCGATGGAAACCTCTGCTGTCTGAAGCGCGACAATCAGAGCCTCATTATTATCACGATTAAAGCGGATAGCAGGGTAGGAGAGACCAGCAAGGGCTTCGTTGATTTCCTTATATTTCATTTCATGTTCAAACGGAGCACCCATAGGAACAGGTCGCACATTCCAGCCAAAAGATGTAAGACTATTGATGATGACATCCTTGAAATCCTCAGCCCCTTCAATGGCATATCCACGGAACTTTGCCGTAGAGTCATAGAAAAAGACTACATCACGGCACTTACCCATTTTCGGTTTATAATAATGGTGCCAGTCACCCGCCAATTCCCGAAGTTTGCGTTCATTCTTTACAAACATGGAAGAAATGACATTAAGGCATTCCTGATTATCACGTCGGTATATTTGTCCTGTGACAATCCAGTTGATGTTAGCGTTATAATCCATTGCGATATAAAGCGGCAGGGCATCCACTACATCACCATCCAGCGTGCAATCCTTCAACTTCTGGAGTTCTCCGAAATCAGGAGTCTCATACTCCATATCTATCTGCTGTCCTCCGTGGATAGTAGAAGCCGTGCGCTTTGTCATCTGCTGTTCAATGGCCGGACATTCTTCAGGAATGTAGCCATGAACATTCTCTATATCAAGATTGGAATAGAAGCCATCGTTACATTTTGCCTGTTTAAGGTTCAAGATAGAAATGGCAAAGACGATAGGTGGAAGGTCGCGCTTCATCTTTGCGATGTAAGCATCCCCAAGGAGGTC